ACGCTTGCACGGCAAGAACTCTACCAGTACATGAGTGAGGTAGGCCAAAACGATGGCTATGAAATGTTCCGTCGGAAGTATAATTATACCCCCGAATGCCTGGACATGGAACGCGAAATTCGCACTTTTCACAATCACCGTTCCCAAGGGACAGTACAGATGTTTAGTGCATTCCCCTTTGAAATGACAGTACAATAATGAGAGATATTGTTAGAAAACTTCCTAACACCAACCCTGCGGGGGTAATGCTCATCCAATGGGCACCAGTGGAATCCGTGCGCCAATGGACGACCAAGAGCCGTGGCCGCTACACCAACGAAATTCTGTTTTTTGAGGGGTGGCGCTGGTTTAATATATATGGCATTCCCGAAACTTTATTTTTCAAGGAGCCCAAAAAACGAGCTGATGCAGGGCCTTATTACGACACGTCTGCGGGCTGCGTAGTGCCTGGCGATGATGAAGAGTTTAGGGATGTATTCGAGTGGGCGGAAGATCGGCGATTTATCGTGCGCACCAAGGATCACGTCGGCGACTGGAGGCTCGTGGCCACGCCCTGGCATGGCCTCAAGATGGAGACCGATTTTGATTCTGACCGAATTATGGCAGGGCAGCGCGGTTTTACAGTGAGCTTTGAAGGCCGTACACCGTCGGCGAGTGGAATTTATGCGTTTTAGGGCTTAGCCTTACTTTCATTTTTTTTGGTGGTGCATAGCCCTATTCTTGTGCTCACAATTAGTTTTTACTGTTTACCACCAAAACTATTTTTATGAAAGCATTTTTTGTGTTTTTGTCTTTGGGCTTCGTCATTTTGATTGGCTCATTGGCAATGAGCGCAAACCCAAGATGCTACAGTTGTCCACGAAATCAAATCCGAATACGTGATTCCAGTATTTGAGTTTGAATATACTGGAATCACGTATCTGCCATGGGACGTTTTTCCATTGGCTCCCGATACGGTTGGAACTGTAGCGATACGCGACGGGTTTACGACGGTCGAAGAGAAACCGCCTATTTTAAGGTTAGGCACGGAATCACTATAACAATTCAGAAGGACAGGTCATTGACTTGTCCTTTTTCGTTTTTTTGGGGCCTACTTACTTTCATTTTTTAGGCGCTTTGCATCGTGTAATGTTGCACCATGCAAACGACTGGACCTTTCTCCAATATTATCCCTGAGCTGCTTGGCAGTGGTTGGTTGGTGCCTAAAGCACTTGAAACCAACGTTGCTGATTACTTACAGCAGCTCAAAGAGCCTGAACCCAAGACTTTCGAGAAAATCGAAAAGCTTTGGGCTGACTACGAGGACGATAATGAGAACGAAGACGTTACGCAAACACTCCTTGAAGGCGAATCAATCTGGTTGATTGATCTTGATTCAGTCATGTGGCGTAGCAGCTATTCACGCTCGTATGGCGCTGCGTACTATGCCGATACGCTGGACAAAGCGTATGCAGACCCTAGTTGCAAGGGGGTCGTTCTTCGTTGTGGAGCTTGCTATGGTGGCGAGCGCCGCGCCTCCTACATGGTAGCGGATGCCGTAAAGCGCAGAAACAAACCCGTGGGGGCATTTTTGGACTATGGCACCGCCTATAGCGGCCATTACCTGGCTATTTGTGAGACTGATTTTATCCTTTGCTCCAATGAAACCGATTCGGTAGGGGGAATCGGTGCCTATATCCGTTTCGAGAACTGGGACGGAGCATACAAAGCAATGGGCGCCATAATCGAAGAAGTCTATGCCGATTCTAGCCCCGAGAAAAATAAGTCAACTCGCGAAGCCAAGAAAGGCAATCTGAAACTTCTAAAGGAAGAAGCTGAGACGATTGCTTTGGAGTTTCGCCAACGTGTCATCGAAGCACGTGGCGATAAGATCAACGAGGTTGTGCTGCTTGGTGGCGCATTTGAAGCGAAACAGGCCCTTGAATATGGGCTAATAGACGGCATTGGCCGTATGGATGGGGCTTTTAGCCGCATTCTCAATCTTTCCGCAAATTATTCAAAACCCCAAAATACCATGTTCGGATTTATGAAAATGCCGAAGCTGCAAGCCTTGTGCAATGTAGCTGCGGCTGATATTACTGAAGCTCAAATCAACGAAGCTGTAGCAGAACTTCAAGGCGCAAACTTAGGCGGCCTAGTTGAATTGCTTCAGTCGTTTGGGCAGCAACAGTCAACCAGCACTGCCAACGTAAAAGATAGCGCTGAGTACAAAGCATTGCATTCGCAGCTCACAGCCGCGCAGACCAAAACGCAAGAACTCCAAAGCAAATTGGAAGGCTACGAAACGCCTGGTTCTGAGCCAACGAAACCCTTCAAAAAGGAGGAGAAAATTGAAAACACGAACACCGACCCTGAGGCCCATTTGAGCGAAGCAGACATTGAAATGCGCAGAATTTGGCTTGCTCAAAAGGGTAAGTAACACATTAAAAATTAACAGCCAAAAAACTTAAACCCACCTTAAAAATGGCATTAACGAACGTTCAAGCCATTCAGAATTATCAGGGGCAGCACACTCCTAAAATTCTGAAGACGCTTTACAATTCGATTTCGATTACCAGCACTCCTGGTATTCGAATAGTATCGAATCTTACTGTCGATAAGATTCTTTGGGGGTATACCGCCCTCAATGGGTTGCAACCCAACAACCCAAACATTGAAGACACTGACTTGAAAGATGGTTCACTCATCTTGCGTAGCATTTCGCCGCGCAAGGCGATGAAAATCTTGAAAGTGAACTCTGAAGAGTTCGCCGACACCTTTTTGTACGAAGGTCAAAGAGATCTTACCCGTGAGCATCCGCCTTTGTTCGCTGAAGAGTATTGGCGCAACCAGATGGAAAAAGTTGGCGAAGAAGTCGAAGTAAATGCCTTCTATATGAAGGACAAATCGGTGGCGACTGCCTTCAACGCGGGCTCTACTTATGCAGTTGGTGATGTAGTTGTTTTTGGTCCGCTTGAGCAATATTACAAGTGTACTTCTGCAACATCTGCAGGCCAATCTCCCACTACCCATCCAGCGAAATGGCAATGGGCCTCCAACCAATACATCTGTGACGGTTGGGGAACGGTTTTGAAAAAAGAAATTGCCAATAGCCAACTTTCAGTAACTGTAACGGGTGCTATCACCAACACCAATGCGTTGGATAAAATTGATGGCGTGATGTGGGCGGCGGTACCAGAGCTCATGCGTCAAAAGGGCGTGAAGTTTTACATGTCCAACGATGTGTATGAGAAACGACAAAAACACTTACGCGCTAAGAAAGATGCAGGTGCCTTCTACACAGAAGGGGACTTGGCTACTTCGAAAGAGTACATCATCGACTCAGGGCGGCGTGGACAAATCGTGCCTGTAAACTGGTTGGGTACTTCCCAACGTGTAATCGTGACCTTAGACAACAACATGGTGATGGGTACCAACTCATTGGACAGCATGGGTGTTTGGGGGAACCGCGTAGATACGTTGCACGGCTTCAAGACCATTATGAAGTTCACCTTGGCGTTTGAGTTTGACGATTTGCGCTACCTTATCGTCAACGATCAAGAATAAGAAAACCCACCTAAAAAGGGGTGGCGGCCACGTGCCAAAGCCCCTACTACTATACACATGGAAGGACAGAACACAACTGCTACAGCCGCTGATTTACAAGACAAAGTAATTTTGGACTTGAGTCAACAGTTGGAAGCTAAAAACAAAATTATTGCCAGCTTGGAGGCGGAAGTCGCTGAGCTAAAGGCAGAGAAAGGGGCTTCACCAAAAGCCCAAACGGTGAAAATTGGGAAAAAGACCTACACGGTTTCGATTCCGCGTTTTAACTTCAAAGGAAAATCCTATACAGCCAGTGACGTTGCGAACGATCAAAAATTAGCAGCTGAATTGGTAGAAGAACAATCGGGGGTATTAGTCGAAGTAACCAATTAAGCCATGGCATCGTACAAAAACCTAATTCCCAACTGGGGTGATGAATCATCTAATATGGGTGGTATTGCCCAAATTGGGTATTTCATGTCAGTTGGTGACATTCAAACATGGTCAGCACCTGCAGCGAATTCTACAGGTGACGATAAGTTTGTTCACACTCAAGCTTTTGTTGCGAAATCAGGGGGAGGATTCTCGAAATTCTATACTACTCCTGAGGTTGGTGAACTTGACTTGGCCGCTTTGGGTGGCCGCGACGCTGGTGGATGGGATGGATCAGTGAAAATTTTTGTTCCAGGGAACACTAAGGAACTTAATTATTTGGCGAACGTATGTCGCTCTGATGCGTTTGTAGCCTTGATTCCTGACAACGATGGGACTCTCAATCAGTTGGGCGATCCTTTCCATTACGTAGCCATTAAGCTTGACTACAAAACTGGCCCGATCACGACTGAGCACGGGCGCGGGTACAATGGTGAGCTGATGGTGAAGCAACCTTTCAAATTGTTGTACACAGGAGCTATCCCGCTCAAACCTGAAGAAGAATAATGACCACCGAAAAACCTAATAAAGAGGTAGAGAAAAAAACGCTCAAACAGCTGTTCATTTTTAAGGGGGTTGAATACGATCTTAACAATTTGACCAAACAGCAAAAGGAATTTCTCTTAAAATTTCCAGACGAAGTGCCTTACCTGAAGTAAACCCTAAACCCTACCTTTCAAAAGCCGATTGTGCCTCGCACGTCGGCTTTTTTTCAAAATAGCCATGAGTAAAGCAATTGAGGAAATAGAAAAATGGTTTGAGTCTGAAATCTACTACGAAGGGGTGCAGCTCTACCAAAAGTATGGTACCAATGATTATCTGAAGAAGTTTTTCAACGATGGTACCGAACGCCATCGTCGATCATTGCTCAGTACTGAGCTCAAGGAGCTGCTTGAGCACCTTCAGCTCGAAGCTCAGCAGAAAGCTGATGCTCGACCAAGTGAGCTGCAGCAGCTACTACGAGAAGCTGGCAGCTTAATGGATGAGCGCACGGCACTGAAGGAGAGAGCTAGGCAACTCATTGAAAGAAAGTTAGATACACCTCAGGAGCTTGGAGAAATTGCACTGGAAATTATGCAGCGCATTACACCACGCTTGGACGAAATCTTTGGCCTTCGTGATTTCTACGAAGCCAACGGTTATTTGCCCGAAACAGCAGCACTTGCGGTACAATCAATCAGCGATTTATATACTCGACGCAATACGCTTAGAACCTATCTGAGCCGAACAGCTTCCAATGGTAGCCCCAAGCGACAGTTGTGGCTCAATGAACTATTTGCCATCGAACAAAAGATGAAAGGTTTGAAAGATGCTATTTCGAGTCAGTGACATAGCTGTTAATCTTACAGAGCGCTCATCACCAGTGACCGCCGAAACGTTCGTCGAGAGCTTTGTGAAGTGCAAGGTGAAAGACGCGCTTACGGAGTGTTTTCCCTCCATTGAGCAGGGCAAAAGCTACGATTTCGTCAGCTTGAGTGAGTGGAGCACCCATGAGTTGGTATTTCACCTGCTCAGTTTGATTGGCCCTGCAAGTTTGTACGTGGCCACGTGGTCGATGAGCGAGACGCCCGCGCGGATGCTAGTCGAAGCTATGCAAGTAGGGGTTATTCGCGAGCTGCATTGCCTGTTTGATTATCGTATCAAGGTGCGATACCCTGGCGTACACGATTACGTACAGCAGCATTTTACGAGTGTAGGTATTGGTAATTCCCACGCAAAAGTAACCGTGCTTATTAACGATACCTGGGCAGTGCGTATCGTAGGATCCTCGAATTATACCAACAATCCACGCATCGAAGCGGGGGTATTATCAGCAGGAAGGGCAGTCTGTGAGCTGCATCGTGAGTGGATTATGGCAGAGCTCAAAGGCGAAAAACCATTTGAAGGATGAAACTATCACAAGAAATACTGGATCAAATACAAGACCTCGCAGGCAGGTACATGACGCCCCGGGCCATTGCCATCATTATTGGCGTGGATGAAGACGATTTTCGGGATGAACTTGAGGATGAAGATTCTCAGGTATATAAGCATTTCTATCGTGGCTTATACATGACAGAAGCTGAGCTTCAAGGAGCAATTATAAGGCTTGCAAAGCAAGGTTCTAGCCCTGCTCAGGCTCTCGCTCTCAAGCTACAGCAAGACGCAAAAACATCAATGTAATGAACTTATCGAAATTACAACAGTCTGAGGAGTTCCTTGCCTTACGCAGAGCTGCTCAAGACGAAAACTATCCTATACCTACTCACCTTGAATCCACTGCTTTGGTGGTGAGCGCAGCACTGGATTTGCTCAGCGACAGGAAAAGTCGTTACTGGGAAGACCATAAGATTATCAAAAAAATTAGTGATTCTAGTTATGGGCAAACCATATCAAAAACCAAAATTCGGCATTGCTTGCAGCTTGCAAAGATGCTCACCGTATATCTCAATCCACTTAATGTGGAGCTTGAGAAAATCAGGCTGATTCATAGTATTAAGGACAATGCTCAGAAATCGGCCACGGCCAACACGGTGAAAGATAGGGACGTGATGGCGCGTGAGCACAGCAATTTGATCAAGATCATTGGCGTAGATAAGCCAACCGATTCGGGTGGTGGTTCAACGCTTGTTATCAATATTTTCAACTTCGACCCTAGCCTTATTGGGGCTCAAAAACGGCCAAATCTATTGGCTGACATTGCCCTTGAGCTAAAGAAAATTGATGCTGAGCAACAAGAGCAGATTGAAAGCTTTGAAGTGTTGAAAAAAGAACTGGAGGACGATGAGTATGGTGTCGAATGATGATATAATAGAGCTTATTAAGTGGAATCCGACGTCGGCCGCTGTGCTCGGACAGGTTGCCAACGAGGTTCTTTTGCCTGAGGAGCAAAAGTTCTTCGTAAAGCACAGAACGCTTTCGCAGTTCAAGGCCATGCTCGTTGATGCCAATGAAATGACGCTTGTCATGCCGCGTGGTACTGGAAAAACGGAGAAAATCCACGCCTATCGTTCCTATCGGTGTTGCACACGAATGCCAGGCGCACGTGGCGGCTTTGTGGGTCAATCGTACCTCAAGCTATTTGAGAATATTATGCCAGGCTTAATTAAGGGATGGAAAGATTTGGGATGGCAGCGCAATGTTGACTTTTGGGTCAAGGAGCGGCCACCGAAGCACCTGGGCATTCCAGAGCCTTACGGCGAAACCCTCGATTACAGCCACGCCATCACCACGCGCTCAGGCGCGGCAATGCAACTTATTAGCCAGGACCGCAAGGGTTCGGCCAACTCAATGACTTTGCACTGGGTGCAAGGTGATGAAAAAAAATTGCTTGATAAGAACAGCATTGACACTGAGCTCCGACAGGCCAACCGTGGTGATACGCATTTGTCGTTTGCGCATTTACCAGAGTTCCATTCGTGGCTTTGGACTACTGATATGCCCACTGACCAAGATACGATGTGGGTACTGGAGGAAGAAAAATCGTCTCACCCTGAGCGTGTGCAATTGCTTTTGGATATTCAGCTTGACATCTACGAGCTGTTCCAAAAGTTACTCATTGCCCACGAATCACGACGTAAGGGCATTTTAGAAAGGATTTCGAGGCTTCAAACGTATTGGGATGCAATTCGTCGTAGTACGTTTTTCTACCATGAGCCTAAGGGGCACGACAACATGGAAGGCTTTGGTATCAAGCAAATCCTTGACCTCAAGCGTACGCTACCTAGTTTCGTTTTCTTCACGTCGATTCTCAATAAGCGCCCATTTCTTACCGAGCACTCATTTTATCCAGATTTGCGTGATAAGTTGCATTGCTACGATGCAACAGATTATAAGTACGTCGATGATAACATAGATAGAGTATTGTCAGAAGAAGGGTTTTTGTTCGACGATTGCCGAAAGGATGCCGATTTTAACCCGCACGCTCCCCTTGCAATTGGGCTGGATTATGGGGCTGTTATCAGCACCATGTCGATTGGGCAAACTATGCACTTCGACCTCAAGGTGATTAACTCCATGTATGTCAAGCACCCTGAACGACTCAAGAACCTAATCCATCAATTCATTGACTACTATCGTTTTACGAAGTGTAAGATTGTGTACTACTTCTATGACCATACGGCCATTGCCACCACTGCTAGTAGTGATATATCCTATGCTGATGAAGTAACAACCATTTTTGAGGAAAACGGCTGGAAAGTAGAACGTTGTTACATAGGGCATACACCAAGCCCGCAAAAGCGATTTGAAGATTGGGGTGTAGCACTCAAGGGAGGAAACGACGAAATATTCAGAACGATATTTAACAGAGGCAACAACGAATATCTATTAACAGCCATGCGTTTAGCCCAAATCAAGCAGGGAGCTAAGGGGTACGAGAAGGATAAAAGTAAAGAACGTGACCTCAAGATAGACCAAAGAGAAACCACCCACTTCACTGACTCAGTAGATACGTTGTTGGTTGGATGTAACAAGTTCCTGTTAAAGAATAAGCGTATAGGCTTTGACGTTGCTATGTAGTAGGGGCATATCAAACTTACCTATGCTCAAAGTTCACAGTTATATAAGGTCTTTTGTAGTAAGGGAGTACGGGTACAATGTTGATGAGTCTTATTTATTTGTGGGTGCTTGATTTGAAGCCCACCTTCGCGGCTGCGGGGGTGGGCTTATCACATTTCGCGGCATTCCCTGCCAGTGCAATTGCACTTTTCCTCAGTGCGTTGGCGGGTCGTTCGTCTCCGATGGGGTTTTGAAAAGTTGAAGGAACTTTTCAAAAGGTTGATTTTTAGGGTTTTAAGCAGAAAAAAAATGTATTTTTTCTGCTTAAAAACTTGGTCAATTCCCCAAAAATTCGTAATTTAATACCTGTAACATAAACACTTAGGAGTAAAAACGATGAAAAATGAAGTTGTCTTCGAGGAGATAACCAGGACGGTTATTGCCCAAATTGAAAAGGGGGTTGCGCCTTGGCGCATGAATTGGGGTTTTGTTGAGCCACCCCAAAACTATTTTTCAGGCCACAAGTACCGAGGTATAAACGCCTTTCTCATCTTTCTGAAACAGTACCCGACGCCTTTTTTTGCCACGTTTAACCAAATAATAAAAAACGGGGGAAAGGTCAAAAAAGGAAGTAAAGCGCACCGGCTGTATTTTTCAAAAAGCCTTTGGTACGACTCAAACGGTAACCAGTACGAGGAAACGGATTTAGAATACTTGCCACCTCAAACGCTCGCAAGTATCCGAAGGGTGTACTACATCAAGTATGACATGGTGTTTAATATGTCGGATGTAGAAGGAATAGAACTACGGCCGTTTTCGACAGTTTGGAACGAAAACGACAGCTTTCTGGAAATTGACAATTTTATAAATGTATTGACAGATAAGCCACAAATTCAGGTGAAACTATCGAATAACGCTTATTACGACAAGGTAAATGACCTCGTTAATATGCCGCTCATTCATCAGTTTTATAATTCTGCAGATTTTTACGCAACTGCTTTTCATGAACTGGTACATTCTTCGGGCCATGCAAAACGATTGAACCGGGCCACGCTTCGCGACTTCCAAGAATTTGGCGACGCTAATTATTCTAAAGAGGAATTAATTGCAGAACTAGGCGCGTGCTTTATGTGCAACCATTTTGGCATTGATAACGTGGACGTACAGCAAAACGCCGCCGCCTACTTACAGGGATGGTTAAAAACCCTAAAAGCTGAACCGCGTATGCTGTGGGAAGCCGCCGCCGATGCCCAACGCGCCTTTGATTTTTTTATAAAACAAACAATTTCTAAAGCCTAAGACAATGATAACTAACCAAATACCAAACATTGTACGTTACGAACTTCGTAAAAATCAAACCCAATTTCCACAGGTAATAATTACAAGCTCAAAGGATTGTGCTGATTTTATTCGGCGGTTTTACGGGGATGATATGGGGATTTTTGAATCGTTCTTCATTTTGCTTTTGAACCAATCAAATACGACGATAGGTTACGCCAAAATTTCACAAGGTGGTATAAGTCAGACGGTAGCGGATGTTCGTCTGATTGCCAAAATAGCGGTTGATTCATTGGCTAGTCATGTGATTTTGTCGCATAACCACCCATCGGGAACGCTCAAGCCAAGTACCCCTGATATTCAACTTACAAGCCGTATCAAGGACGCCCTAAAGCTGCTAGAAATTAAAGTTTTAGACCATATCATTTTGACCGAAGCGGGCTATTACTCCTTTGCCGACGAAGGTACTTTGTAAATCGCAAATCAATTTTTTTACCTATAATTTTTCAAAATCATGGCAACACAACAGAACACCCCGAAGAAAGACGATTTGCCCAAGGGCGAAACAAAAACCAGCCCAACGGTGCCCACGGCTCCGAACGCCAGCCCCGCGCCCCTTGGCAACTTAAAGCCAACGCCACCCATTGAAATCACCGAGGCAGAAAAAGCACGGCTCGAAGCCTTTAAGAAAGAGGTGCAAGTCGAAGATACCCTAAACGACATTGAGCAACTGACAAAACTACATAAGAGTTACACGAAAATAGATAACACTTTAGAGCAAATTGGAGCGTTTTCGTTTGGTGCGGAAGAAGAAGAGTATCACGGGGCGTCGATTGCAATATATGATAGTAGCCGCAAAAACTTTGAAACCAAAAACCCGCGTTTGGTTCATGCCCTTGTGGAAGCCTTTAAAGTGATTTTGAAGGCGCGTAAAGTTGAACTATCGGAGGAGATACGCAAAGTAAGTATAACCCGGTAGAAGGTAATTTACGTACATTTTTAGCCCTGCTGATGCCCTCGCATTGGTAGGGCTTTTTTGGCGTGTCCTACTTTCTTTGGACGCCCAAAGAAAGTAGCAAAGAAAGGCGCAGCGCGCGCAGTCAGCTCCTCTAAAAGGTTATTGTTCTAATAAGTGATTAAGTTGTGCGTCTATTTCTTCTAATGACATGCCATTGTTGATTCCAACACTATGCTCAATGCGAAGATTATTGAGTAATTCAATCACTGATTTCAGTGGATCATTTGTGTGAAATTCTCTTCCATGATTCCAGCTGTAATAACAATAAGTAATCGTGTATTTATAAGGGTAATGCAACTCACCACTAGCTTTTTGAAAGGGTTTACAACGGCTGATGGTGACGTGGGGATTTTCTAAGACTTTTTCTATTCCCATATTATTAAATCCAAGGAGGTTTTGGATAATAATTTTGCCCTTTTTGGTTATAAATTTCCTTCAGCTTTTCTAGTAACTTATAGTTTGATAAGTTAGCCAAATCAGTTGGAGGTAAATTCCTTAACGCATGAATAAGTGTGTGAATTTCCTGAATAGTAAGCTCTGGATGCTTGTGTCTGAGTTTGTAGTTCTCTTCGGCAAGCTTCTCAGCAATGAAGCCTGGCGTGTAGGTAATAGACCATTTTTCTGCTTCAAAATGAATTCTATCGTGTGGAGAAAATACAGAGTGTGGTTTACTATTGAAAATTAATTCAATGTTGATATTGCCATCGGAATCGAATAGCTTATTCTCCTTTGCGTACATGTAAAGTCCGTAATAAGATTGTACCTTTTCGGGATCTGGAAATTTTTCGATTGGCAGGTTTGTTTTCTCTACTGTCATTTTTTGATAAATTAAAAAAGCCTCTAAACAAATGTAAAGAGGCTTTTTGATATTTTGTAACATATAACACTTATATGAGTAAACTAACTCAAAATAAAGTGGCTAATTGAATTTTGGCGTTTGCCATCGTGGGTGCGACTTCAGACGAAATCCAGCCATTTTGAGGTACTTGAATTTCGTATCCATTAAAATCTCTTTCCCTTCGCGCAGCCTTTTTACGAAAGTTAGGCGGGTTGATTCGTTACCGCCCATCTTGTTCCAGCGATATTGATTGTTGACCAACAACTCAAATGCTTTGTCCGTGGATAGCTCTACCATACCCCAAATTTACGCTTTAATTGCCTTACTTTCCTTTTTTTAGGGCTTTTTTTTGTGCCATTTTGTCCCAAAAAAAAATGGTAAAGTGGGCGGATGTACTTGCTGTGATGGAACAAAAAATGGCTTCAGGGAAACCGAAGCCTTTTGACATTTACTGGTTGTCCTACGATAAAAATCGTAAGACTCAAGGCGAGAAAAAAGAGCTACGTAATGCTGTTTTAGTCGGGATCAAACAGCGTCACCGAATTGTCAACATTGCCCCCTATGGCCTCCCAAACCAAGTAATCCCTGTTCACTGGGACTTGATTCTCTGGATTAACGACAAACCTGCTTCATAATGAAACTAGAGAACATTTTAACCGCCTTGATGATTGCCTTTTTTGGCTCTATCATCATTTTTTTTCTGCTTGATATGTCCTTAGGTCATAAGGGAAGTTCAACTGAACTGATCTATGAAAAAGAGATAAAACCTGCTTACACAGAGTTTGTTGGTAAAAATCACTATCCTAGGCACCATCCAGAGGAATATATTTTATACCTAAAAGATTACTATGGTAGGCGCAAAATAGAAGTTAGATCTACCACCTTTTACGACGTTGATATTAACCAAGAAGTAAACACTGTATTTCTTGTTGGTAAGTGGACCAAAATCAGGTATTTCCAACGAGTTGTCATATAAGTATGAGCAATCTACATTACGTTCCAGGCAGTGACTACGACGTCGCCATTTTAGCATCGTCTGAAAGCTCTGTTTTTATGAAGAACTCGTCGGTCAGCACCCGCCCTGGGAGCTCACCGACGATGCCCGTGATTGACCCATACAGCGGGTACCACACCGATGAAGTAGAAATGTGGGGGGTCGATAACAACTTCCCACAAACGGTGATTAACGACTACTACAAAGACACAGTAGTAGTTAGGGCGCTCAATAAAATGACCGCTAAGGTAATTGGTAACGGAATAATGCCCGTTAATGTGACTGGCTACGATGCCAATGGCGTAGAACAATATACGCCCATCATGGACGATGACATTTGGGAGTTTTTTAATTCTGAATGGACGGAAAAATATACCCGCGAATTAGTCAATGATTTGGTGTGGTTTTTCAACGCGTTTTCTGAAATTCATCTTTCGAAAAACCGAAAACGTATTCTGTATTTCGTACATCAGGAAGCTTCGTATTGTAGGTGGTCTAAGCAGGACAAACAAACTGGACGATGCGATTTTGTGCACATCAACGCCAATTGGCCAAACGTACAATCGAAAGACCCTTACAGCACGATTGTAAAGGCGATTGACCCTTATGATTTCCAGAAAATTGAGAAAATACAGAGTGAGACAGATTACAAATACATTTATCCTGTATCTCACCCAACGCCTGGTAAAACTTTCTATCAGCTTGCCTACCATGATTCAATCCGCCAAAGCGGATGGCTAGAGGTACACCTTGCCATTCCCCAATTCAAAAAATATCTGATGCAAAATCAGATGACTATTAAGTACCATTGGAAAATCGACGAGCGGTACTGGCCAACACGGTATGGCGATCGCTGGGAAAAAGCTAAAGTGGAACAACGTCGTGACATTAGAAAAGAATGGCTGACTGAAATGGATCGGAGTTTGGCTGAGTCAGCCAAAACGGGGAAATCGATTTCGACGCCTAAGTTTTGGGATGAAGTCGCGCAAAAGTACCAGGAATACATTGAGCTTACGACCATTGACGACGCGAAGCTCGACAATAAGTACATCGAGGATAGTATTGAAGCAGCTTATAACATTTCGTACGGTACTGGAATCGACGGTACCGAACTTGGTCTTTCTAACAAGACAGGTGGAAGCAGTCGCGGAAGCGGGTCTGATATGCGCGAAAGCTGGCTAATTGCAGCGGCTGAAATGAAGCCGTATCGGGATGCTTTGAAGGAGCCCTTCATGTTCGCAGCAAGGTACAACGGCTGGACAAAACGCTATCCAAAATTTAAGATTATGCACCGAGACACGATACTCACCACCCTAAACACGGGTGCTGGTACCGACAAAAAAATATCCTAATGTTGTTCAATAGCACAGAAGAAATTCGGGAGTACATCAAGTACAATCTCAATTTTGATTTCAACCAGATAGAACCCTATTTGGTGGATGTCGAGTATGAACTTGGGCGCAAATACATAGGGGAAGAAATGCTTCAGCGGCTCAATGGCGTTATCAATAACCCTACCGAAATTCAAGCCCAAACGCTTGTTTTCGCAAAGCGTTACGTGGCTCGGATGGCGGCGGTGGCATGGCTTCCTTTTGGTGAAGTACAGTTTGGGAATGATGGCATCACGACGGTTGGGAAGGGTGAGTACCGAACAGCGGCCTACGATGCCCAAATTGCTCGCCTGACACAGTCACTTGAGAGTAGCGCCTACAAAGCGCTCGAACAGCTGCTGTCCTGGCTGGAGAAGCCTACTACTTTGGCGGCATTTGCTGAGTACCAAAATTCTGAGCAACGTTTGGAAAATCGTCGATACTTAATCAAAAACGCGGTTGAGTTCTCGAAATACTACCAGATTTTTGGTGAGGAGCTGACGTTTCAAGCCTTGCGGCCAACGATGGCGGCAATTGAAACGATGAAAGTGGCTGCTGCACTTGGTGGTGAGCTGTATGAGGTGCTCAAAGCAGCTTCTGAGCTAACGGATCTACAAAAAAAACTACTCGAAGCTATCAAGTGGTACCTAGCTTACAGTACCATAGCTTCAATATTGGAGCTCGAAATGAGCGTAGAGCTGAATGCTGGGGGATTGAGGGTCAATTTCACTACCCAATTTCAGAATACTAAGTATTTTACGCCCCCTTCAGATGCTCAGCGGGGCTCAGCTCAGCAGGCGGCAGCTCGTCGAGCTCAATCAATGTGGGCTGAAGTGAGCTCGTTGCTCAAGGAACTGAATCCTTCACTTGAAAGTGAAGAAATAGTAAGCAGCTCACCTATTGTAGAAGGCAAATCAATTATCTCTTTATGAACATAGAAATCAAAGTCGCAAAAAAAAGCTTTAATTATTCGGGCCCAAAAAATTGGGAAGAAACTGAGCCCTGGCTCTACGCCAAGATATTTGGCATTGGCAAACAGTTGGCCGAAAAGCCACACGCTTTGTTTGCCTTGCCGCAAATGATTTTCCAAATTCCCACCAACGTACTGCAGTTTCTATTCGATAGAAACGCCATGCGTATGGTAGGCGTAAAAGACGAAGAAGCACAAGACGAAGTGATGGGCCAAGGGTACGCCCTGCTTAAAATTGCCCAAAGTTTTGCCAACAGCGAAGCGCCCTTCAGTTGGAAAGTACCAAAGGTCAAAGCTGCATTTCTGGGGTATAATTACTATGGCCCTGGCGACAGCTTGGGAATGCTTACTTTTGAGGAATTTTGGTTTGCCGAAGCCGCCTACGAGCGCAATGATACAAACGCTTTGATTGCTGTTTTGTATCGCCGTGATCCTTACCGAAAGCAAACTTTTTCTGAAGAGTTGACAGAAAAAACCTTGAAGGATCTACAGGCTTTGCCTGAGCTCACAAAAGAGATGATCGTGTTTAATTACCAAGGGTGTCGTCTTGGTTTTTCTAAGAAGTTTAAACACGTTTTCCCCAAAAAATCAGTCGAAAAAGACGACGAACAGCAGCCCAAAAAAACGAAGAAAAATTCGGGTGGATGGCTGCAAGTGGCGATTGGAATGGCGGGTGATTCATCGGTAGAATTTGATGCGCTTCGTAAACTAAACGTGATTGTGGCGCTGCAAATGGTTGAAAACAAACTCATCAAAGTCAAGCAGCTAAAGCGTAAAACAAAATGATAGCGGATAGCATCATCGATTACTACATCGATTACTTTACGAAAATTGCGGAAAAACTCTACTGCCATAGTGAGGGTACGCCACGCATATTTTTGGCCTCAAAGGATATGCCCATCAACGATTTTGTCAATCATCTGAGCCGTGTCGTGAAAGGCAAACACATGATTGTGTTTATTCCTGACGATGAGACAGATTTTGCTTATGATAATCTCAAGGGTACCATAGAGTGCAGCGTGGCCATAGTGGACAATTTTGTTCAGGGCGATCCAAAAAACCAACTCCTGAAACAAAAAGAATGTCGGCAACAGCTCCGAGCAATTATGAGCTTGATGAAACGGAGCAGCTCGGCAGCATTTCCAGAAGCTCATGAGGACGGAAGCCTATATAAAAACAAAATTTCTTTCATTTCTCGTGGAAAAGGGGCGGGTACGCCGCCCATCAGCGGGCAAGTGATTGGTTGGGAGGTCGATTTTCTGTGGGAATTTCCTGAAAACATCAATTTTGGGCGTGAGCTTTTTGTATAGTTAGCGCCTTATTTTCCTTTTTTTGGCGGTAATCAAGCCTCAATTTCGGGGCATGATTACCGTTAGCGTTTCCCCTCCCACACTTGGGCTTACAAAAGACCCTTTGGTCTATAGCTTCCAGTCTGACGACTATAAGGGAGCGATGGGCGCTATTGCAATCAATAGATTATACTTCGCTGGCCCAATAATGTCGGGCACAGTTGTACAGCTCCTTTGGAACGGGGTAGTTACTACTCTAACAGCCGCCGCGCTACCCCTTCCAAACGGTACACAGTTTAAGTCGGGCGCGGGTGGCAGCAATGCCTACGCCAATCAGGTATTGCCATACTTTCAGGGAAATGCTGCGATCGCAAAAGATTTCAATGTGACGGTAGAAAACGCCTACCTGATTTTCACTGCTAAAACAAAAGGAAAGGCGTATAATATCACGCCTGTAGCTGTGCCTGGCGTGTGGGGAGTTCAGAACACTACCCAAGGCGCTGACGAAATCAACCGCGAAAATCACTGCATAAATTTGCAGCTTTTCTTTGAGCGGGTTTCGGGTATTGGTCAGGATAAAATATACGAGGTGTATCTTCCGACCGACGAAAACGGTAAGGCCGAAATCGATTTGGCTGACGTGCTCAATTCTAAGCTTCAGACGCAGATAGAGCAACCGTTTTGGACAGGCGCCACTCCCAAAATTTCCAGAGCAACCAGCCGAAAATACCAGGTAACGGTATCGGAAGCTTACGGGCGCCCCTTAAAGAATGGGCTCATATCGGTACTTGCAGAGCAACGCGTAATGTGGGGTGGCTCAGGCTATAACCAACAAAATACGGTAGGGGCTCGAATGTGGCAATCGGGCAAAATGGTAGCCCTTAGAAACGGTACGGCACTACGCTACATCATGAAGGACGAACCTCAGTGGCTGACCTTCGTTTGCTTGGATGCATACATCATGGATCTACTTTTTAAGATGGACGTTCTCTGGGATGATAACACGACAGGGACGTACACCATTGCGCCGTTGAATCAGGTTAATAACGGTGAGAAAATCATCTTGCCTGCGGGCTTTTCACAGCTGAACGTGAACAGCTACAGCGCAGGCAAAAAAGCCAAGCAATACACGCTGTACCTCAAAGCGGGTGCAACGGAAAAGAGCTTGCGGTACACCTACGTAATAGATACCAACCTACGCGATAAGCGTAAGTATTTTGTCTATTTCAACTCGTTGGGGGCATGGGATAGCCTAAAAGTGAACGGTGTAGAAGACCGAACAATTGAGCTTAAAACGCGCAGCGCCTCAAGGCGGTTGGCGTACCCTCAGGTTCAGGGAGATAGCGAACAATCAGACTACTACGGTAGTTATGATCAAATTTTTAGCTGTACCACTTCGTGGTTGTCGCGCGATGAGCAAAAGAACGTCAGAGATTTTTTTGTAAGCCCACAAAAGTACAGATACTTCAATGGGAGCATATTTCCTGTGGGTGTTACGAGCTCAAAATTGTCCGAACAAGACGATGACGAAACTATGCTCTTTTACAAGTTTGAGTACAAATTTCTTTTCACAAACGACGCTTTCTTGCAATGAACGAAGACTTACTAGGCATACAGTACCCACCGCCTGGGTTTCAGTCTGAAGGCGGCGTAACGATTGGCTCAGAAGGTGGATCTACCAACCCTGGGAGCGGGAACGTAACGGTCGATAATTATCCCACTGAAGGCAGTGGTAATGCTGTCAGCTCAGGGGGTGTTTATGAGCGTTTGGGCCAAAAAGAAGATGCGATTGCGCCTGTTGAAACAAATCCGACATCGTACGTATTTGTCGGGAACAAAACTTGGCTTTTGCTTGACTCAATTGTCGAGCAAATCGTCAATAACTTAATCGGTACTGGAGGAGAAACAGGCGGCGAAACACCACCTGAATATATAACAGAATTAGGGCTGCAGGGTATTTTGGGAGAAGCAATAACGGCCCCCATCACCCTAACACCCGCCACAACATCGGTATATGAAGCATTCAGTTACAGTATCAACCTCAGTGTTTTTGAGGGCGGGACGGTTACACTGGTAAGCGCGCCGCCTGGAGCTGAAATCTCGATTGATGAAACCGAAATATTGATCGCTTGGTCACCTACCCACAAAGGTGATCATTACATCGTCTTTTGGGTAGGAAACGGCAAGCTGCTTGGAAGAGTAGCTTCGATGAAAATAACCGTGTTGCCCGCCGAAACCGTGGTCCCCATCGGTGACACAGTACTGATTGCATCGTCGATCGCGGCAGGGATGCTCGTTAACATCTACAACGATGGCGGGGTTCCGAAAATTCGCCCTGCGATTGCTACAGAAGTAGGACGTAGGGCCATGGCCTTCGTCACCCAAAACGGTGCTGGAGGGCAGACAATCGTCCCCAAGTTTATGGGCACAAATCCCTATTTCACGGGGTTGGTACCAGGCACAATGTATTTCCTTTCGTGGACTACACCTGGGCAAATCTCACCCGTTGGACCTGACTCGGGTTCGGGGTATCTCTGGCAGCCAGTTGGCGTGGCCATCAGCTCGACCGAGCTGGAATTGGATATAAAAAACCATATAGTGCGTACGTAGTGCCTAACAAGAAGTACATATCAATCAATGGTGACGCTGACGGTCTGCAAGAACGTTCGCTCAGGGCCGACGTGGGCGAATTTGCCTATGTCGATCGTAAGCAAATTGCCGACACGTTCGAGGATGATGTACTTATTGCGCCCTTTGAGCCCGCACTTTTACCCATCGGTTCGCATCGTTTTCGTGCGGCCTCATGGGCTGGAGTAACCAACCCGCCGCTGAAATTGCCACCAAACGGTCACTTTGTGGTACTCGTAGCGGACGGTATTACGAAAACGGTTACTTACATAGCCGACACGACCGCCAAAAACGGCTGCCTTGTAACACGTTGTGCGGAATTGGTAGTTATAGATGGTACCGCCGAAACGTGGAATTATTACGTTTCGGTGAGCGAAACGGAAAACAACGGTGCTATCTCAGTACCGAGCGGATATGATAAGGGACGGGCTTTGGACACGAGCCGAAAAGCGGCACCAGCGGCCTACGTACAGCAATATGCCAACCTAAATCGTGGCACAAGAAGCGGGCAAATTAACTTTAATTCAAGCTTACTCCCTGGCAATACTCAGGTTACGTTCGATGCTACTTCGATAGCTGCTCCGCCCACGAACCAAAACGCAGGAGTGCTTCGTAACGAAGTAGCAGGCTGTATTGTTTTTCAGTACTGGTACCCTGATAATAGCCCATCGCTCTATTTCCGCGAGCGGTCGGCAGCCAAAATTTGGACAGATTGGGAACAGGCTACTGAGGGAAATTTGGTATCTGAAGGGATAGTCTATGTGCCTTCTTACGCGCGACGCGGCATAGGCACAGGTCGCCAAATGGTGCCTGTCTATTCGGCAGCACAGGCAAATCAAAAGTTTCGGATTATACCTGGTTACGGAATTAACGTGACCGACACCCCAAGTGGTGCAATTGTTTCTTGGTCGGGAAGTTCTAGTGCTATCGGCGCCGATGCACCTCTTAACTATAACCCTAGCACAAATAGGGTTTCGTTGGACAGCGCGAAAATATCGCAGTGGGATACTGCCTATAATTATGGCCCCCACGCGGGTTTGTACGCGCCAGTGGGGCGGACGCTTAGCATTGCAGGAACAGCAGGAAGAGTCGCCGTAACGGGCGGCACACAATCGCTTGCGGCCAATCGCTCTTGGTCGGTTGACCTTGCTACAGTACACGCAGGTTTGTCGGCGGGGTCGAGTACCCAGGTGGCCGCGCCTGTAGTAGATGCGTATGGCCGCGTGACTTCCATGTCGGCCGTGCCTATTGCGTTCCCTGTTACGAGTGTGAATGGCAAAACGGGTGCTGTTTCCCTAAGCACAACAGACGTACCCGAAGGGACTAACTTGTACTGGACGAACGCGCGCGGAGACGCGCGATATGTCCAGCTTTCGGGTAGTTATTCAAATCCGACATGGCTAGCAAGCTTCGACTATTCTAAGATTACGAACGTGCCCGATTACGGTGGAATGTACGTACCAATCGTGCGCACGCTATCGTTTTTGGGAGCTGCAGGGCAAATTGCTATTACTGGAGGGAGTCAATCGCTCGTCTCTAATCGCACGTGGACGATTGGTTTGGAGACGGTGCACGCAGGTTTGTCGGCAGGGTCGAGTACGCAGGTTGCAGCACCTGTAGTAGATATCTATGGCCGCGTAACGTCTATGTCGTCTGTGTCTATTGCGTTTCCTGTTACGAGTGTGAATGGTAAGACGGGCGCTGTTTCTCTTAGCACAACAGACGTACCCGAAGGGACTAATTTGTACTGGACTACAACGCGCGGAGACGCGCGATATGTCCAGCTTGCAGGTGCCTACGCTAATCCAACTTGGCTTACAAGTTTCGACTACGCCAAAATTACCAATGCGCCCGATTTTGCGGGATTGTATGTACCTATTGTAAGAAATCTTACGGTAAGTGGCACAACGGGGCGCGTCGCAGTTACGGGCGGCACACAGTCGCTTGCATCGAGCCGCACCTGGACAGTTGACCTTTCCACGGTACACACAGGACTGTCGGGAGGTTCTACTATTACTACGCCAGCGCTTACGGTAGATCCTTACGGGCGTGTAACGGCGATGACGTATTCGACGATTCTTTTCCCTGTTACGAGCGTAAACGGACAGACGGGAGCCGTTTCGCTTAACACAGATAACATAGCCGAAGGTGTTACAAATCTATATTGGACACCAGCCCGTGGGGATGCACGTTATTCGCTCCTAGGGCACGGTCATACTTGGTCGCAAATCAGCGGCGTTCCTGCCTTTCTGCTGCAAGCTTATACGACGGTTCAGGCCGATACACTCCCTGTAAATCAGCGTAGTAATCTCAATTTTTCCCCAGAATTTGCTATTACAGATAGTTCCTCGAGTAACAGAACTACGGTGTCACTTGCGGCTGTACCCTATGCGAAACTTACAGGAGTACCCGCCTTTATCACGAGCGAAACCGACCCTACAGTTCCAAGTCACGTGAAGGCTATTTCTACGACTGACATAAGCACTTGGAGCGGAAAGATAGGAGGGAGTGGAACCCTTAATTATGTCCCTAAGTTTACCAGCGCAGGGACGTTGGGTGATAGCCGAATTGTAGATAACGGGACGGTCGTTAATATCGCAAGTAGCAATACAACTGGCCTACTAAACGTAGGCGGAGATACGAATATATTCGGAAAAGTAGCTATCGGTGGCAACGACCCAGGGGGGTATCAGTTGCGTGTTGTAGGTGGTGCTATTTATGCCGATGGCGACGGTTCGGCAGTCTCTTTATATATGCCAAGTGGTCGTGCCATAAGAGCACAGGGTACGCTTAACATCGACGCTGGCACAGGAGCGCCAATTTACTTTCGCGCAAACGGGGGTGCAACTTATATTGCAGAATTCAATCCAAGTGGTCAATTTCGGCTTAATTCCTATTACAGCGCAACACAATGGAGCGGCACAGCGGCGGCGTTTTTGGGTACAGATACGAGCGGGAACGTGCTAACGCTACCAACTGTAAGGAGTAATTCTGAAAACGATGCACGTTACTCACTTATAGGCCATACTCACCCAAAAAGCGAAGTTATAGGACTTATAGACGACCTTAATAATCGCCCAACCTGGTCTTTCATCTATACTCAAAACCAGCTTAATATCAGTGGTGCGGGTGGTGTGGTGCATTGGGACAATGTTAGTAATAAGCCAAACCTCTCGTACGTTGGGCATGGGCATATTATCGCTGAAGTGTCTGGCTTGCAAGATGCACTAGATGGAAAAACTCCTTGGGGTCATACACACCCAAAAAGCGAAGTTATAGGACTTATAGACGACCTTAATAATCGTCCAACCTGGTCTTTCATCTACACTCAAAACCAGCTTAATACAAGTGGAGCGGGCGGGCTTGTTCACTGGGACAATGTTAGTAATAAGCCTGGAAGCTATAATCCTAGCTACCATCGCACTAACTACAGCGATATAGATGGGGTGCCTTCATTTCTAACTGGAGAGACAGACCCAAAAGGATATGACTCACATTGGTTTTCTCTGGCTGGCAGGAACTTAACCCTTGGGGTACAACGCAGAGATACAACGCAAGGTTACGCCTCTGTAACATTGCCTTGGAACTACCAGTACGACATAGCAACACAGCAACTCCTTAATGGGAATCACCTAATTCGGCTTAATCGGGATGATGGGTATTATATCGACAGAACAATCACCGAAACCGACCCAAAGGGCGTAAGTAGCTGCTATGGTAGTTATAGCTCGGGTACGCTAAGTATCACGATTGTTCTTCGCGATGGCTTCCAAGTGTCCTGCAATATTCCACTGTCAGGAGGCTCTTAACGAATTTTCAAATCATAAAAAACGCTAAAAAATGGCAAAGAAGATGACAACAGAAAGCACAACAGAACAAAGCGCAACAATTGTAGCAACCGTAAAAATCGTAAGAGACGAATATCTCCCCGCGCTCAGTGCGCTATTTTACATGGTTGGGGGTAGTGCGCTTTTCAAACGGAAGATAAAGGAGCTTCGAGATAAGTTCAACGTCGCTTACATAAGCGAGACGAAAGCCGTGCGCGACATGGAGAAAGACATCGAAATGATTAAGCGAGAGTTGCAGCGGCTTTACAAAAAAGAGCAAAACGAAGCTGTTTTGACCTCAATCCAGTACAATGAGGAACAACTAGAGGCGAAGACATCTGCCTATGAGAGAGCAATCGAAGAGCTGATGGAGAAAGAAATCAAGATTGAGGCTGAAAAACTTGAATCGAAACTGGTTCCTGGGGATAAAGTTCTGATGACAATGTTCAGCGAAAGCTACACAGATGCCTACGGTCGCGCTAATTCTCGCCAGAGTGATTACACCACGCAAATTATTCGTATCGAGGAACTAATTGAATATCCAGAAGCCTAATGCCAACACCGAAACCACACTGTGGGCCTTGTGGCCCGCAGTGGTATATTCACAAAATTGCGCACAAAGAAGGCAGTATCTATACTGTAAGCTTCGATGCACTTAACGTGACGCGAATCGTGTACGACATTGTGCGAGATTGCGACACGCTTTCGAGCGGCCAGCATGACCCTACGAGTTCCGCCTTTGAGATTGATTTGAACGGAGTGTCGGACGGAAAAGCGTTCTTTCTCGCTAGCTGCCCCAACTGCGTTGGATTTTGTCAACCTTTTGAGTTTGAGGTTGTTCACAACGGTACGCTTACGCCTTCGGTACCGCAATTGCGGGCGGTTATTTCGGGTAACAATGTGCTGGTATTTTGGGATTTTGAGGGGAGTGTCGATGCGTTCGAGTTGCAGGCCACTCGGGACGGCGAAAGCTGGACCGACGTAACATTGTCCATGTCGGCGCAAATTCGCCAGCTGAAAACGGGGCCTTGGCTAAATATAGAAGAACTGACGTTTCGGATGCGAGCCCGAAAAGGTGCAAACTACTCAAGCTGGAGTGAGGTGGTGACACCTTCGACTGAAACTACTCAGCCTGATGTTGTTATTCCCAACCCTGGCAATGTACCGTTTAGCAGTGTGCGAATTGACATGATTAATATCATGCAAGACCCTAACACAGGGCTATGGTTCGACGCTGTTTCTTCGACAAGCGGAGACTATAATGCCTACTACTACCTAAATGGACGCCCCTTAAAATCGCCTGACGGTGGTAGGCTTTCATTTCAGGGGATGGCTTTTGAAAGCGGATTCGTTGACGTAGAGAAAATCTACCTACATAAGGATCACTACTCTAATTGGCAACAATGGGAAATGTTTTTTTGGAGGACAAAAGAGAAAGTTGGCGAAGTGTATGTAAACGATTGGTGGGTGTTGGCGTCTAGTCAACAAAGACTTGTAATTCCTTAATTTTCAGAAAGATGATTGTAGAAAAATTAAACCTGCCTAGCTGGATTCGTGCAGATTATATCTCTCACATCGACGAAGCGCCTGTCGTGGGAAATGTAGGAAAAATAGCAGCGTTGCACTCGGTTGACGCAGACATTACAGACGCGCAAAAATTTGAGCGTGGTTTCTCGCACGTCCCCAAGATATGGGATAATGGCACGAGCGCGGATAAGAAATGTTTTGTGCTGCTGTCTGACGTTTTCCCTGGCACGGGACACAGCGACGCACAGATTGATGCGGCTGCACAAAATGTTGGAGCCAACATTTCCAAAAATGCTTGTGTTGGTGATCAATTCACGGAAGCAGGTAATAACCCCATTCCGTGGTGGGATGGTAGCTACTTTACGGTAGGGAAAAAATTCTACCAAAAGCTATGCGAAGAAGTCGGCGCAAGTGGTGCTGCCGACACAAACTTTTTTTGCAACTACGACACCAAGTTTGCGAACTTCTGCGAGTTTTTCCACATAAACGGCGAACGCAACCCCTTACATCCTTACATCGTCAATGCGCTTGCAAGCGAGGCAGGCGCGCGCAAAAAAGGAGACGAAACAAATTCTAACGACCCTTATTATAGCTCAGGAATGGCAGAGTGGACAAACATGTTTACAATGATGCTCTGGGCAAATGACGGGGAAACAAAAGATTGGCTTTTCAACGCAATATTTGAAACGCAGCGTAAATACGCGGCGAAAGCTGACGCGAAGACGGTGATGTACACGTCGCCCTGGGCGCAAAGCTTGAACAATCCAGTAAACGAACATCACAAAAACCCTGGGCATATCCACCCGCGTGAAGGTGGGTACTGGAAAGTGCCAGATTGGCACACAGTGCCATTTGAGTTTCAATTATGGGTCGGGTTTTTTGGCTGTCTTTTGGCCGAAGGTTGTTACAACTGGGATTCGACAGTTAATTTTTCTAAGTCGATTGCTAACGACCGCGAAAACGAATGGACGCCTGACCGTACTTGGGTGAGCGAGGGCGGCGCAGCGCCTGCACTACTACCCGATGGGGAACCGCGTTACCCGCAATTCCCCCGCGCAGGAATGGACGCGATGATTGTTGGGGTGCATTGGTACAACAGTATTAAGCATATTACGAATGCCAGCACTGGAGTGGCATATGCCACTTATATCGCGGATGGTGAAACAGTAGCGCCCCAGGCTGGCGACCCACGCCTTTTCCGCCGTGGCTTTCGCAATTATGGGCAAGATACCATCCTGCACGTAGCTGCCGCCCAAAAGGGTTTGGCACTGGAAGCCATTGGCGCGGGTGAAACGCTTTTGGTTTACATCAACCCTTATCGGCTATTAACCGAAAAGGAAAACGTAACAATCCTGTCCAACGGAAAATCGTATGATTTAGGGAAATTGGCGGGGTCAAAGCTGCATGTATTTCGGGTTAAAAATGGAGCAATACAATAACCATGGAAGCACTGGAAACATTCGTCGAAGGTGCATACGTGCGTCTATCATTTGACATTACGGGGCTTACCCAAGGTACATCTTTGAAGGGGAAATTGCTGCATAAGGGGCAAACTTATCAGCTTTCCAACGTGATTAATGGCACTATTCTAACCATGAGTAGTGCCACTAATACGCTACCAGCAGGTACCTATAAGTTTGTGCTGCTATGGTATATTGAGGAAACTGATGAGCCACAGGAAGAAGAAGAGTACGAAATCGTAATAAAGCCTCGCAAATGATTCCAGCCACGTATTTGCCACGACCAAAATTTAAGCTCAAGCGATCGCCCGACAACGTGATTGCCTGTGAGCTGGAGCAAAGGCCCTCCATTCACCTGAGCGCCTCTAAAACTATTGTTGTGCTCAACCAAAGCACTGAATTTAACCTTGACTTATTACTCTTGTATCAAACAGCCAGTTTATAACAATGACACTCGAACAAAGACTAACCGCCCTGGTAAATGCCATCGGAGCGAAAGACAAACAACAAAGCAATGCTATTGGTGTACTTGCTTCGTTAAATACAACCACGAAAACATCGCTAGTAGCTGCTATCAACGAGATTCTCGTAACAATTGCTGGAAGTACGCAGATTAACGACGCTGCAATTGCGACAACTTCGACCTATTCTTCATCGAAGATTGAAACTATTGTTGATAATGCTGTTGCTGAAGCAGTGAATACAGTGCTGGGGGGAGCTTCTGCAGCATACGATACCCTTGTCGAGATACAAGGACTTTTGCAAGGACAAGATAACTCTCTAGCTAACTTACTTACTGCAGTAGGGACACGCTTGCGGTTTGATGCGCCGCAAACACTTACATCCGCTCAAAAAACACAAGCGTGCGCAAACTTGGGTATCGGTGAACCTGATACCGATTTTGTCGCGACTTACAACGCAGCTCTTTTATAGGCATGACACTTATAGAACGTATCAATGCGCTTGCCACGGTGGTAGCGGGTCACATAAAGACCCGCTCTATCCCACCTGGCGGAGCTGTAGGAAATGTTTTGGTGAAAAATGGGCCTGGAGATTACGCAACTGCTTGGCAATCACAAACTGGAGCAAGTCAATCAGATTTGCAACGCATCGAAGCACAAAACTGGTTTTTATGAAACGTAGTGACAGCTTTAATAATGGCTATATTGGGGGAAAGGGTTTGAATTTTCTTGTGGTAGATAGTCCTGGAATTCTGTCAATGTCTAAGCATTTTGTAGCTGGGACAAAATTTTTACTGGACAATATTTCTACTACTGGTCTAGTAGAAGCAGCCTCTTACAGACGTTTAAGGGGCGCTTACAATGGTGCATTGGCGCAAATGAGAAGAAGTACAGATAGTGCAGTTTTGGACATAGGATCCAACGGTGAGCACTTTGACGTAACTTCTATGAATAGCTTTATCGGTTCAGTGACGGGCTATACTAGAATTTTGTATTCGCAGGCAGGTCTTGGATCTTCCTATGATTTTGTCCAAGGTACAAATGCAAAGCAGCCCATTGTACGTCTCTCAGGTACGAATTACACCATGGGTGGACGCGTTTGCATGATGGGTGTTCCAGGAAACGATACAGGTTTGGCAACTAGCAACATCGCCAATCTTATAACAGGAACAGACTTTACTTGCATACTTGTGGCTAGTGTTGGAGCACATAATAATTACGCCCGTTTCTTCTCTAGTCAATCAGCTGGGGGAAGCAATGACTACGGAACTGGAGGGTGTTCTATTACACAATCTGCAAGTAATAATACTATAGCATTTACTGGTGGAACTAATAGCTATTGCTATCCTAATGGTACAAGTGGTAACGTATCTGGAAATGTAGTTTTCACGGTATATACGAATTCAACTGGGGCTACTGTACGAGCAAACGGAGCCCTACAAAGGACAGAACCGTTCGTGACAAACCATAACTCGTATGCGCTTGGTATTATGAATCAGGTTGCTTCAGGTGGTGGGGCTTCGCTTAATCAGCTGTTTTCTGAAATTATTGTTTTTAAGCGGACACTTTCTCTTTCTGAAATACAAACAATTGAGCGAAATATGGGCACTTACTGGGGCATCTCAGTAGCATAATAAATCTAAATATCATGCCAAATACTTATAAATCAATCGCTAAAAAACTTGACGTAAATACTACGTTTTCTGCCTATATCGTGCCCAGCAATACAGTATCTATCGTGAACCTTGTAACGTTCGCCAACATAGATGCTTCAAATAGTGATACCATTGAATTGTCGATAAGAAAGTTAGCAGATGCAGCAGACACATTCATAAATAAAGGAGCATCGGTTCCAGTGGCTACTACTTTTCGAATTGATGGTCCCATTGTTATGAATGCAGGCGATACGCTCAAAATTAAAGCTGCTACTGCAAACAGAATAGATGTAACTATTCACCTAATGGAAATTACCTAACATGAATACAGCCGTGAATAAACCCTTAGAACACACCTTTGAATTTGGACTGGCGCTGACAGCCACGCTCCTCCAAATTAACATGCAGCAGCTCTTCGATTGGAATGCTGTTGCGCTCAAACTTGCCATACTGTCTGGCTCGATTACCTATGTGATTAAAGCAAAAAACGACGAAAAAATGTCTTTTCGCGAAGCGTGCTTTACCGCGCTCAGTGGGTTTACGTTCGGGGTTTACATGGCACCTTTTGTTGTGGATTTATACGCAATCACCAAACCTGCTTCTACAACAGGCGTACATTATCTATCTGGAGCATTTGGCCAGTGGATTTTGAACGTTGGTTGGGCCATTTTGAAAGGGGCCCACAAAGAAGGATGGTCAGCGATTCGGGATAGGTTTTTCCCCTCGCGCAAAAAAAGACATAACAGCTACGACGAAAACGAATATCCTAACCAATGATTTATCTTTTAGCAGGCCATACCGTCATTGCAGGACGCGGGACGGGGGCATTTGGAATAAATGGCTTCGATGAAGCCGTGGAAGCTGTGCGTCTTAGAGACGATATTACAGCTGCTTTGCGCGCACGTGGCGTGAAGGTCGTTAACGAGGTCAACACCTCGCCATTGGCGAAGGTAGTAGCCTGGTTGAAATCGATCGTAAAAAAAGACGATAAGGTGATCGAGATTCACTTCAACATGGGCCCGCCGACTGCCACTGGTACCGAAGTTTTCATCGACGATACGCCTACGCAAGAAGAACGGTTTTTTGCCCAAGCCGTGGCTCGAACCATCGGTAATACCTTAGGGATTCGACTTCGTGGAATCCAAGGTGTAAAACTGGAATCGGAGAGCCAACACAAAAGTTTGGCTATCATTTCGGTGCCTTCGTCGGCCATCAATATACTCATCGAAGTGATGTTTGGTAGTAACAAAAACGACGTGGGATTGTACCACCGAAATTATGATCGCCTTGTTCAAGCTTTATCCCGAACGATCGCCCCATGACAAAAGTCCAAAAAATCGTTCTTGGCGTGGCCTTGGTTGTGCTCACCATCAGCATGGTGATGCTGGCATATAACACCTACGAACCGAAACCTGACCCCGTAAACCTTCAGAAAATCAATGAAACGATTAAAAAACAAAGTGATAGTGTCGCTGTGGCTGCTGGTAGCTATAGCGACACTACAAAACTGCGTAAGCTTGAAGCCCTCAAGCGCCGAATTGCAGAAGCGCAATACAACGATAGCGTCGCGCGCGTCTCAAATAAGCGACGCTGACGCTGCTGTGGCATGTTACGACATGCTGACCAACTGTGAAAAAAGCCTGGCTGATACCACCGCCAAACTGCACCGAGTACAGGCACAAATGCCAGAAGTGAAAAAAAATGCCCGAAACAAGGGCATCTACCTGGGCGCTGGTGGTATGAGCGTCCTAACAATGTTGCTACTAATTTTTGCGAACTGAGAGATAACGATCCCAGCAAACCCACCTTTAGCTTAGAGGTGGGTTTCTTATTTTCCTTTCGTAGCTCATTTTTACGCGGAAACTTGCGTACATGATACGCATCACCCGCAATGGCTCAGAGCTAGAGCTATACCCTCAAACCCGTTTTGATTACGAAATGAACAGCTGGCTATTCAGCGACGATGATAGCCTGTTGGGGTCGTTCACATATGATTTCAGATTTCCGCTTTCGCCCAAAAACATTGCCTTCTTAGAGTACCGCCACTTACCCGAACAACCCTATCGTGAGATTGAAGTGTACGTGGAGCTGAGCAATGCCCTTATCATGAAGTGCAATCTAGCTTACGAAATAGAAGGGGAAAGTGGAATCGGTTTCATCAAGTTTGAGTCGGCAACCGTCAACTCAAAAATCAAAAATGTGAAGCTTGCTGAAGTAATCAACGAAGTGGTTTACCTGGGCAAAACCCCCGCTCAAGCTGCCGTAATAATGGAGGAAATAGCCCGGGCTACGCCAGGGCATTATCCTATTGTTTTTGCGCCGATTTACAACCCTGATTTTGTGGAAACAGACTATACCCTAACCCATCAGGACATAGAAGGTATTCAGTCGCTGACCACAATCGAATACGTGCGTAACAACATAATCAACGCCTGGGGGAAGCGTAAAGACGAATCGGTTGGGTTTCTGTACAACTCCTACGAATCACGATTTGTACGTGCGTATTACAGAAACATGGTAAAAATCGAGGCGGGCATACTCAACGTGCCTTATGTCTATATGTGCTACGTCATCACCAAGGTGATGGACTACCTTGGGTTTGGCATCGAAAGTACTTGGTTTTTTGAGCCTGAAACCCAATGCAGGGTTATTTACAATACCCAAGCCCTCGCAACTTTCAGCGAAACGGTACAGTCGCTTCCTGTTATTACCGCCAAGGTGTCGGAGCACGTGCCTGACATGACCATTGCCGAATTTTTGAAGGCCATTAGAAAAAACTATTCGCTTTCGATTGATTTTGACGCCATTCGTGGCGCTGTGAGTATTAAGACCTTTGCCGAGATAGAGCGCAGCCGAGACTACAACGACTGGAGGAGCTACCAAACCCAGGATCCTGTGAAAATTTCGAGGCCGAGCGGAAGGGGCTGGAAGGTGAAATATGAGGAAGATGGGGGAGATGCCTTGTATAAGGAGCTCACTATCACGACCGAATTTCAGGTCGGTAATGGCGACCAAACGTATAGCGTTGGCGTGGGCACATTGCCGATGCTCCGCCAAAAAAATGAAACAACGGGAGCCATTTGGGTAATACCACAGGCCAAACAGCCAGGGAATTTGCGCGGAAAATTCTACAAGAAAAGTGATCGTTACGGCGAGACCAAACCAAAAAACGAATACAAACTGCGAATCCTGGCGTATCGTGGGATGCAGCCCGATATTGATGGTACTCCATACCCCATGCTCACCTCCGAGCTGTATAATACAAAAGGGGAAAAGATAGGAGCCACGGGCGATAACCCGACGCTTACTAACAGCTGCTACGCCGTGTATGTGCGGCCGTACCTGTACTTCCGTGATCAGGCCCGCGAGGTGGAGACCAATCTGCTTCTTCCTATTACTGCGTTGCAGGAACAGAAAATGTATAAAAAAGTTGGCTTCGCGGGGGATAACCGCGTCATGATGCGCCACATCCTCAAAAAACTGGTCGTGGATCTGCCAGGCGATGGCGGCTTCGTAAAAGCAAAAGCCTACAGCTATGGCATATTACCGCAAGAAATTGGCGTAATAAGCAATGCGGCCGTGTGGCTTTCGATCGAGTTTGTCAATCACCGTGATATAAGCGAGAATGCAGTCTATCAAGCCATCGCCGACGTGGTAGTGAAAGCATGGTCTGATGAGACGAAACAAAGGGCTGTAACTGTAGCCGACTTGGCCGTCTTTTTTGCTGAGCAAAACGTCATTACAAAAGAGCAAATCGAATTCTCAACCCTAATGACAGGAAGTGAGCAAATCGTGAGAAATGATGCTACGGTAATTTTTGCGCCGCTTTATTCCTACCTGCAAAATGTCAGCACATCATACACTTATGTGCTTATCCCAAGTTCAACCTATTCAATAATACCATAATGGGAGTAATGAAACGCATCATCGGCGACGGCCGATCGGTCAGGGCCGTGTGGCGCAAATCAGCGGTCGAGCGCAAAATGGTAGGAATGCAAACCATTCCAGGACTCGCCAATAACGAGCTTCCAGAAATCAGACTGAGAACCATGAACGCCGAGACCATGAAGCTGTTTATGCCGATTTTCAAGGAGCGGTTAAAACGCAATTTGGTAGAGCAAAACATTGGATATGAGGGGGATTTGGACGACAGTTTGCGCGAAAGCGTAAAAAAAAGTGGGGATGGGGTGATGGGAACGCTGTCGTTCAATTTTTATGGGCGCTTTGTGGATTGGGGGGTTGGCAAGGGTACCAGCCTGATGGAAGCGCAGTCGGGCATCCCGCTCGCAGCGGGACGGCTCACCGCCAGGCGTAGAGCCAAGCCTTGGTTTGGGCCTCAGTATGCCCACGAACTCAAGCGGATTGCCGAGCTCACTGCTGCCAATACGCAGCAAGTGCTGGCCGAAATGGCCGCGCAAATGAATGTGCAAGTTGAAATTAAGATATAGAAAGCCAATACAGCCATGGCAAAGAAAAGTACAGAAATCAATACCAATAAGTCGATTATCCAACTGGTGGTCGATGGAAAGAGTGCAGAAACAAGCGTGAAGGAACTAGGGGGAGCCCTAAGCTACGTGAACACTGAGCTTAGGAAAATGAAGGCCAACGACCCCCTGCGCGATGACCTGATTAAGCAAAAAAGACAAATTACCGCCGAGTACCAGAAGCAGAAAACGGAGATTGGCGACATACGCACCGCTTGGCAAAAGTTCAAACAGGAGTTTGCGACGGTTGCCACGGGCGTAGTGGGTGGTAATGCGATGACATTTGTGATGCAACAAATGCTCAACTATATTCCACAGCTCACGGCTCACAGCATGAAGCTCAAAGATGAGCTTGCGGACGTGGCCAAGAAAACAGACATGACGGATCAGGAGGTGAATAAGCTCAACTCATCCATGAAAAAAATGGATACCCGCACGGCCACTAAGGATCTACGCGAAATGGCAGGGATTGGGGGGCAATTTGGGGTAGCAAAAACCCAAATAGAGAGCTTTGTCGATGGGGCCGACAAGGTCAATGTGGCCTTGGGTGATCAGTTTGGAAGTGCGGAAGCCACGGCAGGCGCGGTACTGAAGCTGCGTAATATTTTCCAGAACATTAAGAGCGACAACATCAAGGATGATTTGCTTCATATTGGTAACGCGCTCAACGTCTTAGAAGCTGATGGCGCCGCAACAGGCGCGGGAATGGCTGATTTTTCTAGCCGAATGGGCGGGGTACTTATCCCACTCAAGGTAACAGAGGCACAGGTATTGGGACTCTCGGCCACGCTCGAAGAACTGAACGTAACCGCAGAACGCGGCTCGACGGCCACGGTGGATATTTTCCAACGTATGTTGCTTGAGACGGAAACCTTTGCGAAGGTGGCGGGGATGCCTCTCAACGAGTATAAGAACCTGATCCAAAAGGATATTTTTGGGGCCTTTATGAAGTACCTGGAAGGTTTGCAGAAAGTGGTACCAAATCAGATCGAGTTTGCGCGGGTGCTTGAAGCAAGCAAGCTGACTGGGAGCGGTGCAAGTGAAGTGCTATCGAAGCTCGCCACTAACTCGGATATGCTTACCGAAAAAATCGGCAAAGCAGGTACAGCCTTGCAAAATACCGATAGCATCATGTCCGAATTTCAGAAGCGAAACCATGCTTTGGCATTGGGCATGAAGCAGCTTTCTGAATGGTGGAATGGGCTTATTTATAGCGATACAGCTCAAGGTTTTGTGGAAGGTACGGTAAAGATGCTTACATCAGTACTCGGGCTTCGTGATAGAGTTCAGGAAGCAAGAGTAGAGTTCGAAAAGCAAAAAACAGTAATAAACCAGTTGGATAATGTCTTGCCTTCGCTTTTGGAAAAACATCAAACTCTATCAAAAGAAGTATTGACTACTGGAAAGCACCAGAAAGAATTACATGATATTACACAAAAAATAGCAACTCTTGTTCCACAGGCAGTAACTGCATGGGATGAATATGGAAACGCGATTGATATTGACCGAGAAAAGCTGGAGCAATTCCTAATTGTTCAACGTAGAACTTTTGAAGAAACAAAAAAACAAACTGCTGAAAAAATTAGGCTTGATTTAAAGGAAAAAGATAAACGTCTTACAGTAGTAAATGGGCAAATTAGGGATAGAAAGACAGCTGATGTAGAAGGTGATTTTGGGTTTATTCGTGAACTTTCGACGGAAGAAATCAACGCCCTTCGAAGCGAAGCGGCAGCGTTACAGGCTGAAATAGGTAAAGCTGAATTAGAAGTTGCTCAATTAACTGGGATAATCACACAAAAAGATATTGACCGAAGCAATCGAATAAACGCACCCGTTAAAAGCCCAACAAAGAACTCAACTGTTACGTCTCCCTTGGGAAGTGGTGGCGAAAGCGACTCGAAAAGTAAGAAAAAGAAAAAAACTGTTGAGCAAGGCATAAGTATAGGCATGTGGTACGGTGGTACTCAAGACGAAATAGATGCTTATGCCGACTTGGATGAAAAGGTAGCGGAAGAGCGTAAAAAAGGACTTGCCAACTTACTGAAAGATGTCGCTATAGAATACGACACCTTCTATCTGAGCCTGGAACAAAAAGCAGCAAAAGGGGCCATCACCGATGAAGAGTTTCTGAAGCAGAAACGTGAAAAGGAGATTGAGGAGCTAACCACAATCAAGATGTTTAAGGAGCTGTACCGTGAAGAAACAATAGACCTTGACCGACAGATAGCCCAAAAACAAATTGAAATAACAAAAGACGCTGCCGATCAAAAAGTTGAAATCCTAAAGGAGCAAAAAAAAGCTGAAGAGCAAGTACGTAAGGATATAGCCGAGCTCGCCAATGCGCAGCACAAAGCTGAATTTGACCTTAATCAGGCCAAAAGCCAGATGATGCAGGAAGGCATAGCAGCGCTGATGGGTATGGCCAAGCAGCAATCGGGCATTTGGAAAGCACTATTTTTAGTTCAAAAGGGCATGGCCATTGCCGAAATCATCACCAAAGCACAACTTGAACTAGCCGCGTATAAACTCGCGATCGCAAGTTATTCGGCGCAAATTGCCGCCACTGGAGGCGTAAGCCCAGTAGGTTGGGCAGGTATAGCCACCACCACGGCCCAAATAGCCGCCACCAAGATGACTGCAGCGGCGGGCATCGCGACGATTGCTGCCCAAACCGTACCCGTTTTTGCTGGACGTGAGGCGGGTGGAGCGTCGCCGCTTTCGGTTAGTAATTCTACGCCACAAGGGTACGTAGATAGCCCTACCTTATTTAGTCAAAGCGCATTTGTGGCAGGGGAAGGGAACAGGAGAGAATACATCATACCGTGGATGATGCTCCAGGATCCTGTAGTGGCCAACATGGTGGGTATGATGGAGAGCGTGCGACCTCGTTATTATTCATCCGCAGGGGATGCCGCCGCTGCCCCTCGTGGGATTTCGGTCAGTGGTGGCGGCGGCGGCTCACAGCTCAGCGATGGCCTGCTTATACAGGTGATAGATCTACTTGCAAGAATAGAAGCCAAGAGCGATAAGGAAATCGACTTTAATTTCTCGAATTTTGAAAGAAAGCAAGAACGCCTTAACTTTATTAGGAAGGATACGAGCGCCTAAAGAAGTATAGGAAATTCTTTTAGGTTATTTTCAATCTCAAAAACTACGATGGCCAATTTTAGCCATCGTGGAAAATCTTGGGTTTTGGAATTTACCACTTTTCGCACCGAGTCGGGGGAGTTGCCTGTAAGCTGGGCAATGTCCTTGTCTTTCCAACAGTAATGATTCTTCATTCTGTCGTATCTATCTTTCCATGTCATAAGCTTGAGAAAATTCTTTGTTGTGAAATAATTCGGATAATCCCGAAATCTGCTTGAGTCGGAGTAGCTCATCGCCATCCATACCGATGTGTTTGCCATTTCGTTGACGTATGTATGGAATATAGACGCGCATGGTGCCACTTTTTTCGTCGGTGTACAAGCGAGAACCCTTGATTCTCGCTTGTAACATCCGTAGTTCGTCCACTAAACCAATTCAGCTTTTAGTTCTTCAATGGCTGCAAGGTGCTTTTCAATTTCTTTTTGAATTTGCTCCTGACTGCGTTTTTTTACAGCGGGCTTGACCTCGCACCATCCACCTTCGATGGCGGCTTGAACATCTTTAAATTTGGTACGTTCTAGTGGAAAATCTTTGATAAGAAAATCAGCGTCCGAAACCTCGGTACGCCAGTTTTGTACGGAGCCACCGCTATTGTAATGGCCTTTGATGAATATGATGCCATCGCCTAGGCGAGCGCCAGAGTCGCGGCCACGGGCTTTGGCAATGGTGCGGCCAAAAAGTACTACGGGGTCTTTTGAGGCATAGTCAGAGAAGTTTTTAATGTGCAAAGTGCACAGTTCAACAACCTCGGTACCATCAACACCAAAGGTTTCAATCATGGCCTCTTTGACAAGGTCGGAAATGCTATCGTCAAAATACCAGGCATCGTTTTTGAAAGTGCCACGGAGGTTTTTGCAACGAGTTACAAATTGCTGATTGTAAGGGGTAACAACCTTTACTAATCCTTTTTCGGGAATTGAAGTGAAAGAAATTTCCATTTTTTGATTGTTTTGATTTGTATATTTGCATTAACACTACGGTTTCTGATTGTTTCCGTAGTGAACCCCGTCGGCGGCAACCAACGGGGTGTTTTTTTTTAAACTAAAATGAAATCAGCGATGTCGTCGGCATCTTCAAATGTGCCTACTGGTTGAGCGTTGATTGATAAAATGTACTTCCCCCCTTTTTTTTCTGGCATCGCTTCGTAGTTTTTTTTGTATCCATCAGGGCCAAAAAACGAAAGCATCCCTGTGGATACGTGTCTGCCAAAGGAATGAAATCCTTTGTGCTTTAAACGTTTTTCAAGAATTTTTTCTGGATTCATCTAAATGATTGTTTTTGTTATGAGAAAACGGCGGCAACCGTTATCATTCGGTTGAATGATAGAACAAAGGTAATCATTTATTTTTAAATGTCAATATATATAGACACAAATATTTTACTCACCAAAAACTTTTTTCACCAAGTCGTCATTTTCCTCTGGCTCGGCGGCTCCAAAATACGATTCAGTAACGGCGATGGAGGCATGATCGAGGGCGTCGGATACGATGTGTACGTCGCCTGTTTTCTGTCGGGCAATGTTGGCAAAGCTGTGCCTAGCCACGTGCATAGATAATTTCTCGAAACCCAAGTTGTGCGCTATTTCCATCAGTTCGTTTCTGATCTTAGAATTTTTTGAGTCTAACACCTTGACCCATTTGCGGGGATCGTAGTCGCTTTTTGTGTATTTTTTCAAGAAGGGAAATATATAATCCTTCTCGGTTTTGCGAAACTGGGCGTAGTATTCTAAGATTGCTTTGGCGCGGGCGATCAATTTCCTAGGGCGAGATTTGTCCGTTTTGGATGCTCGGTAGGTAAGGTAGTCGCCCTTTACGTTGCGCCAGGTAAGTTGCAGTACGTCAGAGACGCGCATCCCCTGCAGATAGAAAGAGAACAAGAACGCCAAGCGCGCGTCATGGGCGAGGGAGCCAGGCGTAGTTTCATAATTCTCAATGTCCATTATTTGGATTTCCTTGAGCCTGGTACGACTTGTTTTTGCTTTGGGTAAGGTGTATTCAAGAAAAGGGTTGTCCATTGTGCGGTATGCCTTGCATTTTAGGGCGTCGCGATAGACCGTGCCCAAGAATTTTATGTTACCGCCGATTGTGTTGTCGTTGTTGCCGATACGTCGTAGGTAGCGTTCGTAGTCCTTCAGGAATTTGTAAGTGATTTCTGGAAATAGCAGCTCAATTTGTTTGCCGCTACCATCCTTGCCCAAGTAATCTTTTAGCTTTTTTATGACGGACTCACGGGCGAGCTGCGTGCCCGCGTTTGGCATCTTCGATACGTAATCGTCTGCATAGTCTAAGTAGCTATCGCCGACAATTTCACGCTTCAGTTTTTTTTTAATTTCGGCAGCGCTTGTTTTTACGTCAATGGCCTGATTGTGTAGATATGTTTTTTGCGCTTCAAGCAGCTTGGCATCCATCACCATTTTTATTTGTGCGCTGAGTCGATGCCCTTTTCTTACTTCAGATTTTTCTTTGTTCCAGTCTTCAGCCTTAATCGAATATCCGATGTCGAGATACTTGTGGGTACGATTTTGGGTAATACGAAGCATAATTTTTTGCGTGCCGTCTTTCTGCACGTGACTATGCAGCACATACTTGAAAGTGATATTCATCTGTGTAACAATTTGTGTAACATTTTGCGATTTGTGGCGATTCGTTACGGGGCGAAATGTGGCCAAACGCAT